CCTTGTTCTCATACATCCGGTTGAACAATCGTACAAACGCGGAATGTAAAACTTGCTCATCAACCGATTTGGCATCACAGGCTACTTTACCTTCATTGACATACGTTTTGCATTGCCATACCACTTTTTTGGATGGATTATTGCTGTTCCAGGTTCGTCGTTTAAAAATGGCCCCACAGCATCCACAATATACTTTACTGCTCAGTGCGTATTTACTGGAGTATCTTTTACTCTCCCCCATCACACTCCCTTTTAGCTTGGCACGGCGTGCCTTCTCTTTTTGCACCGCTTCAAATAGTTCCTTGGATACAATCGGTTCATGGTTGTCCTCAATTAAATATTGCTGCTCCTGTCCTTGATTCCTTATTCGTTTGTGGGTTAGAAAATCTACCGTTACCGTCTTTTGCTGAAGCAAAGCTCCGTAATATTTCTCATTGGTCAGAATTAAGGTAATGGAGGAATCCCACCACGTATCGCCACCCGTGACTGTTTTAATGTGATCTCGCATCAATCCTCTAGCAATCGCCTGATAGCTTTTTCCACCCAAATACTCCTCATATATCCTGCGTACAATCTCTGCTTCTGGCTCGTTAATCACCAGTTCCCCCTGCTCGTCCTTATCGTAGCCGAGGAAGCGGTTCGTGTTACAGAAGACTTTGCCGTTTTGGAAGCCACGTAATATGCCCCATCGACTATTCTCAGAAATATTCCGACTCTCGTCTTGTGCAAGAGAACTCAGAATGGTCAGCAATACTTCGCCTGTGGTATCGAGTGTATTAATGTTCTCTCGTTCAAAGAATACAGCCACTCCGAGACTTTTGAGTTCCCGTACATATTTCAATAAATCTAATGTATTTCTGGCAAATCTTGAAATCGACTTGACCAGTATGAGATCCAGTTTACCATTTCGGGCATCCTGTATCATCCGATTAAAGTGCGTTCTATTTTTGGTGTTGGTTCCACTGATGCCCTCATCTGCGTAAATATCAGCCATTTCCCATTCCAAGTTGTTTTGAATGTGTTGAGTATAGTGATTCACCTGATTGGTATAGCTCTCCTTTTGCTCCTCGGAATCGGTACTGACCCGGCAATAGGCAGCGACTTTCTTCTTTTGAATCGATTGAATTCCTTCTACGATGTCCATCGTTTTAATGGGAACGACGACGACTTTTTTTGCGGTTGCGGCTTGTGCCATAGGTGTTTCTCCCTTCGATATCTTCTTTATACGGTCACATGGTATAATGCTTGCGGCACATCATCAAGTCCATTTCTGCCCATGTTATAGCTACTTGAAAGATTTTTTATTGAGCTGGTCAATGGCTATAAATTCTTCTTCTGTAATTACATTATGGGCTTTCAATTGTTTTAACAGGCTTAGACTCAGTAGATAATCAATAGATTTTCGTTGCATATATATGTGCTCCTTTGAAATAAAAATGGCTCACCTCTAGGGCAAGCCGATAGATATAAAGCTTAGAATAAATTCTTAAGTCTAATGTTCTTTTCTGCGGTAATGCTAGGATCGCTTACTAAAGTGGCCGTCAACACAAGGGCTTTATTGTTCGCTCCACTACTGCTTCCTGCTTTTATAGTTACGCTATTTCCTGTACTCGCTGTCATGCTCCCCATGATAGGAGTTGAATCATCTTGATTTCGTAGGCTCCACTCTACCGACTGGTCAAATACTTCCACTCCATGATCATAGATATGACTGACGTATGAGGCGCTTTGGCCTGTTTTTAGAACTGAATTGCCGGTAATGGCTATCGAATAGTTATGCGTTCCCGTTTCGACGACTCTCATTTCAATCGTACTCAATATTGTAGGGTGATACGTTAATTTTGCGGTGATGCTTGCTTGTTCCAAAGCGATACCCATCACCTGGCCTTGCTGATCTACACTAACCACATTCGGATCACTGGATATATAGGTAATCGCCGGATTCGCTACCTCATTTCCATTATCCGTAGCGGTCACTTTCAATGGTAACGTTCCATTAATCGGCACATGAGCTATCGTTCCCTGATGAATATGTAATGCATATGTATGAGCAATCTCGTACTTCCATCTGTCTGCAATGTTATGTTCCACATCATCATAGGCTGTATTCATGCTATCCAATGTGCAGCTTAACTGGATAATGCCATTCATTGTGCGGTCAATTCCAACTATTTTAAACGGCTGATGAGTCATATAAAATCGTTGGCTTAATGTAATGCCCCTTGTATCTGCATTGTCCTGTAGACTAACCAGAATATTTCCCTCTGGCATGGAGATAACTTTACCTGTTTCCGTTGAAAATGTTCTAGCTTCTACCACAGCATCAAACCATTTCACCTGTCCATTCCAGTTTAAAGCCACACGTTGATTACATTTTTTCATTCTGCCTCGACAAGACTGTTCATTTCGATCCACCTGACTGGTAATTAAATAACGTTCATCACGATAATCCACTATATCTCCTGTATGTAAAGGTGTTGCTGCTCGAATAATTTTTTCATCGGTCATTTGAATATTATTTGTCGCATCTCGAATCAGACCAAGCTGTCTTACACCGTTTATGTGTACAAGCTCGCCTTTCTCTCGCAGGAAAAAATCTATCATCGGCTCTAGGCTCCTTGTCACTCCTCCACCTCCAAACCAAAATCCTGCTTGCAGCGATACAGGTACAACTCCACATAATCACTCCATTCCTTCTTATCCAAAATAATAAAAATATCCTCACCAATTCGGACATAGCCATTCGACTGCAATAAGGATTCCAATGGACAGAAAGCTCGATGTATCGTCTCCAAGGTGTAACCATCTTCAAAGGAAAAGCTTTTGCGATAAGGTTGTACATCTGCCATGATTAACTGGACAGGAGTAAAATTGATATTATCCAAAATTTCCAACTTCGTATCATAGAACATTAATCTGTCCCGACCTTGATTTTAGGCAGAGGAAGAGCAAGTTGAATACTTGTCGGAATCCCCGTTTCATAGGTGGCTGAGCGTTCACCTTCCTGCTTATTGGTTAAACCAACCGAATCCCGATTTTTATAGAGATACACCGCATAATCGACCATGACTTCATCATATTCCACTGGCAGTGTTACCACATTACAATAGCCAAAAATATTTCCTCTAGCTTTATTCAAATAGTGGATCAGGATATCATCCTTCGATATGTCTGTTGGTTCAATGCCTAATAACCGTTTAAGTAAATTCAATGAATCACTCATGTGCTGCCTCCTGTTCCTCCTTTATCTGTGCCTTCTCGTTACGCTTCATATTTCTTACAGTTTGGGCTTTCGTTTGGGTTGCTTCTTGCTTAGTCTCATCTGGTTGAGGTTCCTCCACTTGCTCATAATGCCCACTGGCCTGTAACCGCAGCATTAACTCCTGATCTGTGACTTCCCATATACATCCTGTTTCCTGATTCAAAAACCACATCTTATCACCCTCCAAAAATGAAAAATAGGGTATCCAAAACGGACACCCCGAACGTGTTTCTTCTATTATAATGTGTTCTCATATCATCCTATTTTAATTAGGACTTATTGGCCGTGAGTACAGCGAGGGCTTCCGGCTTGATACATTTAGCTCCGAATACCTGCAATCCTTTTACCGCATCTGAAAATTGTTTCTCTGGTCTGAATGCTTCCACGGAATCCACTTGTCCAGCAAACGAAATCGCACTCTTATGACCTGCGATGATTTTATACTTGGCTCCTGTGGTATTCGGCACATTGTTGGATTTATAAACGGTCATGCCATCAATATCTCCCACATAACCTGTGCGGATAATATTCGAGTCTTTGGTAAAGCGTGCATCCTTCAAAAGCAAGCCATAGTACCATGCAGGAACCACCACAAAACGTTCGCTTTCAGGCACATTGTTCTCATCCAGCAGCACGCCAAGATCAATCAGCAAATCATAGGCTGTATCTTTCGTGGAGGTTATAGGCGTTGTATCATTGCCCATCGTATTCTCAGCTTTGACCTCTGTGTAGAATCCAGCAAGATACTGATCCACTACATTGGCGAGTCCATACGAAGCTTCCACGATTCCACCATCCAGTAGATTCACATTCGCTTGTGCAGCATCGACATCATCCACCTGAAAATTGAAATACTTCGCCTGATCGATCACCAACGTTTTTTGCGTAGCATCCAGTTCCTGTGGATTCCCGATTCCAGCTACCTTGTCATAATTGCCAATCGTCACCGCTCCAATCGAATTGATTTTCACTGTGGAACCTTGACCTTTAATCTCACCTTCATAATCGGTGTTGACCACATTACCGTACACCAAATTCTTCTTCAAACTTTCATTTAAACGTGCGCTCCAAATGGTAGGAATAAAATTCTGTACTGACATATCTAATCACCCTGTCCTTTTCTATTGATTATTGTTTGTTTTGTAATGCTTGTTTGACTTGATCCCAATGCTGATTAATCTCGTTGGGGGACATTCCTTTAATCGCATCCAATGTAAATGTTCTACCTGTTGAATTCGGAGGAGGTGTATATCCATCCCCTTTGAGTCGTTGCTCGACTTGCTGTTGTATAGCTAGTTGCAGCGATTGTTCCAACATAGTTAAATTCGCTGTCGTTGTGTCTTCATCCGCACCAATAAAAAAATCCACTAACGGGAGTGGAAGTTTCTCTTCGGATGCAATTTTAATTGCTTGACTGGTTAGCCGTTCACGTTGCTTCTCTAGCTTCATATTTTCCACTTCGGCTCGTAGCTTCTCGACTTCGATTTCTTTCTCATCTTTAGCCGGGAATCGCTTCTTGATCTCAACATCTACTGCACTTTCCAAATGATTGGCTTTCCACGTTTCCAGCGATTTAGCGGATCGTTTGTCCACCGTGCTATCGAACCAACTTTTTGCATCATGATTAGATTGAATGAATTGCTCTATCCCTTCTACGCTATACGGACTCAAACCCTGAAGATACGTTTGCCATTCCTCATTCGTTTGGTTTTCCTCAATCAACTGCTTTACTTGTTCTAAATTCATTTTCATTAATCTCCTTTATTGCCCATTCGACTCTGTAGAACCGAACACGTATGTATGTATGGAGCCGTTTAATGTCATGCTTAGGACAGGGATGTTACGCTTTAGGAATCACAAAAACGAGGAAAAGGTACAAACATACCAACTCCCCACTTTTAGGTATTTTTAACCCTTATTTCATTTGGATTTTTGACAGCCTAAAGCGTAACACCGAGTCTGTTTGGGTTCGAGCTTTCGAACACGTATATGTATGTTCAATTCGTTTAACGTCATACCTGCTACAATGATGTTACGCATTAGAAACCGTAAAAACGAGAAATAGGCACAAACATACCAACTCCTCATTTTGGGTTGTTTTTCTCCCTTAGTTTATTGGGCTTTTTATACCTCTAAAGCGTAACATCAAGCCTGTTTTTTCCTCATCTGACGCATCCGTAATTTCGTCTTTTCGTTTGCATTCTTGTCTCTGCATTTATCACAATATTTCTGCCGATTCGAATTCGCTGAAAAAGTAGCCTTACATTTCTGACAGTTCACCCTCGGTTGCGCTGTTTTAAATTCAGATTCTATATTCCGCTCAGACGTATATTCTCGCTCCAGCTTCTCGTCTATTGGCAGCACTCCATTTTCAAAATAGGTACATCGAAGTGGAGCATCTTCTTGAGCGAAAAATACACATGGGCCATCTTGTAAACAGCAATAATTCGGGATGCCATGTTTCGTTCCGAGATAACAAGCACAGCTATTCTTCACGAGCCGCTTGATCCTATTTTTATTCTGCATTCGATTTCTCCTTACCTACATCTCCTAATCGTTGCTGCTCCGAATGAAATTTATTGAATTCCAGCTTGGGATTCTCTACAAACGGTAACAGTGTTAGCAATGTTTCCTGAGATACGACTTGCTGCAATTTAACGATTACATCTGCCATCCCAACCAAATCTGTCGGTAAGTTGCGAGTAAACTTCACAGCAATATCCCGGTAATCGTATTGAACGCCTTCTTTAATGTGCAGGAACGTGAAGAAATTACGTACCCGCTGCTTGATCGCTTTTTCCATCAACGCTTCACGCATCGCCACTCGATTCTCCAGATTAAGCAGCTTGTTTCTCAGCGCTAAGGAAGACGTATTACTGGCCCAGTTTTCATTAAAGTTGACCTGATCCATCATATCGAAAATTTTGCGTTCAATATTGTCCAACTCGTTTTTCACAAAAGAATCGTTAATCTCCTTCGTAAGCCAGCTTACCTTCCCCCCAGCCGGAACCTGAATAATGCCCATCTTCTTCATATTCAATAAATCTTCAGCTTCCAGCTTTGCATTCTCAATCACAAGATAGGCGTTGCGATGATCTGCAATTTCATTGACCAAGTCAGAATTCAATGCGTTATAGGCATCAAATAAAGAAATCACATCATGGAAGCCACTTTTTCTCTCCGTATTGGCTGGACAGGAGATGAGCGGGACTCTTCCAAAGATGTGATTATGTTTGCCGATATATTTTAATTCGGGTGATTGATTTTGCTTCATTTGATTGTTTTTATTATCACTACTAATTGTATAGTGTAAGATTTCACGGTCGGTATACACGTCCAGATACACTTGCTTATCAAACCTTCTCGTAAATTTATGTAGGCCAAGTAGTACATTTCTTTCTGCTGTTCCATCTTCCAACACATAGGCATTCAAAGGGGATAATACGGTGGCTGAAAACTGACCATCTGAGTCGATGTAGTTCAATTCAAAGCTCTCACCGAATATTTCAGATTGTTTCCGAAGCTGTAGATTATGTTCTTTATCCCAATGACTCATATGTACATCTATATTATGTATAGCTGCGTCCTGATCTGACTTGGACACATAGTTTACTGGCTTTCCAAGCAGATAGCCCACTTCATTATCTACGAACTTACGAGGGAAATTGAAGATGAGCTTTTGATTGCTTCGACTTTCTTGCATGGCGTAATTTTTAAGAATAGCATGCTGACCATTGTAGTAATCTGAATATTTCTGTTTGGCTAATGCAGTCGAATGGAGTTCGTTTAGACACTCTAATATGATTTGTTCGGTAATTTGCAAATAGGCTCTTCCTTTCAAAATAACAATGTCATATTTCCACTAATTTTTACACATATCAAAAAACTGCCCTTTAAAAAGGCAGTTCCTTAGTTAACTATTCTGCTAAGAAGTTTAAATTCTAGTTTACGCACATAATTCATTCAATCCTCTTCTTCCAGACAAATTTCAATGAATTCATATAGGTTGTTCCCCTCTACAGAACGGTTTCCCCAGTCGTGCCAAAAGTATAGTACTTGTCCTACAACTCCCGCTTCGGATGGATCTGTATCAAGACAGAGATAGTCCCCACCACCGTTCTCTGCAATTGGTACCCATTTAGGATTCCAAAGACAAGGCCTGATTTCATTATCGGCATCCAATTCCAAATCGTCTGGATCAAATTCTCCCTGAATAAACTTCCAGTTATCGATAATTTGAGCAATAGGGGAAAGTGTTAAATTTCTTACGAAAGAACTAACTCCCACCTTCCAATCTTGCCCATTATGTACCCTATAAAAATTTTTCATTTCTTCGGGAAGCTTGATGCCAAGCGTACTTTCGAGTATTTGGAAATCTTCATCTCTTGCACCGACTTGTAGATTCAATTTCTTTTCAAAATCCGCTTCCTGGCTTATCCCTTTTTCAATAATACGCTGCCATAGTGACTCAGCTTGATACATCATTTCTTTATCCTCCAGCTACTCGACAAATATACTTAATCTTCAATTCCATTGTTGGTATTATAGCTTTAATAGGTTCTTTAAAATAGCAAACTACGATCATAAAATTTCAGACTTTTGACCGACTGAATCAATTGAATAGCACCATACAAACTATCCGGTGCATCATCATATTGGCAGTTTCGGTTATAATCCTTTATCTGATTATTATATCGAATGTTATCTGCATTGAACAGAATATGACCTTTCTTGATTTCTGGCTCCAAGCTAATAATTCGTTCATGCTTCTGCCCCTTGGAATGCACACTTTCTACGGGTGTATGTATATTCGCTTTCCATAACTCTTCTTCAAACTTTTGCTTCATATAGCTTTGTGCCTGATTGACTTCAAATCCTAGCTTATCTACAGGATAAAGCTTTAATTTTTCAATCGCTACTTGAAACAAATCATCCGGCAACAGTTTATAGATAGTGCCATCGATCACGTACATCTGCTTCGTCTTTCTGTGCTGACCTATAATCGAAACCGCAGAATAGTCATTTTTCTTCCCGGCTTTAATCGCTGGATCAATATACATCGCCATTTCCATTTCATCAAACTCAGGTAGCCTGTCCCAATACATGAGATTTTGGAATATGTATTCATCGGTTGAGCGCGGATCGTTCTGTAGCTCTTTATAAAATGACTTTTCACCCATGGCTTGTTTCTTGCACATCAAATAGTAATAGTCCAAATACTCGCTCCACAGGATTTCCGTACCCTCTAGCATTTCTTTTTCATGGGCCATAAAGAAAGACAAAGCCGTATTGATCCTATCCTCGTCTTGGAGATTATTATATTGTCGCTCCCACTCTGACCACAGATCATCACGCTCTGAAAACTGAAGCACGGCTGCTTTACGAACACTTCGCACACCAGGGATTTTACCCTTGAGCAGATCAGCCATGATATCTTCTTCGTTGAGAATCGTTCCACAGATCAGTATATTGGTGTCCCTTGTTCCAATAGGAAGAATGACATCCGTAAACGTATTTTTAATCTGTTCTCGTTTGGATTCGGATCGTGCGGTGTCTTCCTTGAGCAAATCATCCATCAATACCAGCGCAGGACGATGATGCTTATAGTGAATACCTCTCAAGCTACCGTCAATCCCACGAATCATAATGCAGGAGTCCAGTCCACCTTTACTCTTCAGCCAAATCTCATTGTTGTTCCAGCGGCTTCCTTTACGAATACCAAAATCCTCAATCAGCATCGTATTCGTTTCTAACTCATCTTTGATCATATCGAGGAACGGCAATGCAATCTGTTCTGTGGCTGATATGATCAGTGTAAACTGTGATTTATCATATAAAGTCGCATACAGTGGAAATAAAAAAGAACTGATCGTTGACTTTCCATGCTCCCTTGGGAGGCCGAAGGCCGTAATCAGTCCAGTATGGGCGA